GGCGTTTTCTTGTAGGTACTGAAATTGATAATGAAAGTGATAGTCCCCAAATAAGAATAAAAATTGGTAATTATCAAGGTGCAGAATTTGTAACAGTATTTGATAGTGGATTAGCAAATAGAAGAAATTTACCACATGCATTTATGGTAGGTACTGGAGGTATTACTTATGATAGTGCTGTAGCAGTAAATTCACAAGTACCATTTGGTTGGTTATTAAGTGTTAAATCTACAGATGCAACTGATGGTTTTGATGTTGTAAAATATAGAGGATTTGACAAAGATCAAGCGGATTATGGTGCTGGTATAATTGATAATACTAATCCAGCAACCTTAGCAAAAAAGATTAAATTAACATTTTCTTCAGAAGCTTCGAGAGCATTAGGAACAAGTGATAGTTTAATAATTAGACCTAATCAGTTTGCCGAATCACAAAAACACCCAGTTTTAGCAGATTTAGATTATACTTGGAAAGCAAATAATTATTCAATATTTTGTGACTTACCACTTAGAAACTTTAAAAATAAGAATGGTACTGCAAGGTCGGCAGAAAATAGTGCTAATAAGAAGTTTGTACTTGCTAATATACCAAGTGCTTTTGCTACTGGTGAGGTTATTCAATCAACTCAAGATGCATTAGGAAATGGTGAAATTATATCAGTTTATCAACCATATCAACCTATTATATCACATTTAAATAATAATCAAATACAGACTAACAATCTTAGTTTTAATATTGTAGATATGTTATCTGAAGAAAAGGCAACAGAGATTAAACGATCAGTTATCAATTTTACAATAGACCCACATCCTAAAAAAATGAATGAAATGTAGAACAGTAAGAACTTTTAAAAAAAGTTTTATCAAAATATATAATATAGCATGCAAAGAAGTAAAACTATAACTAAAAAGGAAATGATGGATACTCATAAATTATTAGCAACACCTATTTTTAAAAAAGATATTGCAAAGAAAGAGAAAGATGAAAAATTTAATAGTAATTTAGAAAATATATTTATTAAAAAGAAACCTAAGAAATAAAATAGATGTTATATTATATAATGCCTCGCAAAAAGGACAGCACTAATGAAAGTAATTATCATTTTTTAGTATATTACAAAGAAGACCCAAACAGCGATGAAGAAGCAAGAAAGAAATATTATAAGACAACTAATGATATTAGTGAAGAGTTTGGAATAAGTAGAAGTACAATATATAATTATTATACAAAAGTAATAGACCCAAGTAAGAAGAGAAATAAATCAATTCAAAGAATAGAAAAGCTTTCTACACCATTACCTATTTATAAAAAAATACTTGTTAGTTTTGATTAAAAAAATATTTATTATTAATATAGATGGACGAGAATTTATCTATGGAAGTGATCAATAAAAATGAAGAAGAAATATTTGAAAAACCTAAAACAGATAGAAAGAAAAGAGTTCTAACAGATGCACAGAAAGAAGCATTAGCAAAAGGTAGAGCAAAGGCGAAAGCTCAGAGAGATAAACAAAAGGAAGAAGAAAAAACTAATATTGATAAAGTAAAGCGTAGAAAAAAGACAAAGAAAGAGATTGAAAGACAAGAAGCAGTAGGAAAACGAGTTCATAGAAATAGTAACCAAAGAAGGTTTGATGATATGAAGTTTAAGATAGCAGAACAATTTGATGATGAAAAACACTTAGAAGCTTTTAGTAAGTATTGCGAGGCGATGAACTATGAAGACTTTGCTTCTGAAGATGCTATGAAAACTAAATTAACATCTATTATTAAACAAGCGATGCAAAAATAATATTTAATTATTATAATTATGAATAGTAATGATTTTACAGTCTATCCAGTTAAACACGATGAAGACAAGTTAGGAGAAGAAGAAAGAGGTGTTATACCTAATGTAGTACATTTTAATATACTGTTAGGAAAAATCCGAAGTGGTAAATCAGTTTTGCTACAAAATCTTTATTTATCTAATAGATTTTATGGTAATGATTTTGATATTAAGATATTGATTAGTCCATCGGCACATAATGATGTTATGTTAAAACACATGACCGATAATTTTACTTTTGTTTTTGATTCGTATAGTGAAGACCTACTCCAAGAAATAATAGAAATGATACAAAATGATGAAACTAATGCACGTTATCTATTGGTACTTGATGATATTATGGGAGATGGAAACTTTAACCCTAAACGTGCTGGTAAGCAAGATTTGTTTTCATCTATGATTACTAAGTTTAGGCACATGGGTAGTAGAAACTTAAATACTGAAGGCCGATTGTCAGTCGCTCTTACCACACAACGGTATAAGTTTTTAAATCAAACTCTCCGCCAAAACGCTCAAGGATTATTTATTATGGGATCATTTCCCGAAGCAGAACTTAAAAAGATTGCAGAAGATTATAGTTTTATAGGTGGTAGTGAAAGAGAGTTTTTAGATATATTTAAAAGAAGTAGAAAAAACCCATTTGATTTTTTATATGTAAATGTTCCAAGGTTAGAAGCATATAGGAACTTTGAGGAATTACTTTATAAAGCAGATTAAACCATATTTTTTTTATTTTTGGATTATTTTATTATATAAAATAATATTATAAATGAGTTTAGCAGATTTACTTAATAATTATAGTGGTGAGATTACCGCAAGAACACAACATAACGAAAGTGTCGCCCAAGATAATGCAGATAGAAAAGCAACTACACTTGAAGAAAGATTTGAACACGCACAAAGTGTTGTTGAAGGTATAGGTACAGAACTTACTTCTATAGGTGGTGCTTACCATATTGGTAGAAAGTTATATAAGAAATATCAAGATAAATATGGAAAGAAAAAAGCAGAAGATCCAGCAAGTAATGATAACCCACAAACTGATGCACCAGCAGATGAAGGTGATGAAGGTAGTGACCCAAGTAGAACTGGAGGACAAGGTGAAGAAAGTAGTAGCACTGGAGGACAAGAAGCACCTACAGATAGTCAAGGAAGTGACGCAAATAGACCAACAAATCCAGATGAAGAAGCACAAGCATCAGCAGAAGCTCCAACAGATGAACCAGTAGGTGAAGCATCAGCACCAGCACCAGCACCAGCAACAGAAGGCGAACCAGCATTTGATTTAGGTTCTGAAGCATCTCAAGCACAGCGAAGTGGTATAGCAGACAGTTTGGAGCAAACCCAAAGTGCTGATGTAATAGGAGGCAATGACTTTGGCGATGAAGCATTAAGACAAGCACAAGCAAGAGCAAATGAAGCAACCCAAGGTGCAGTAGATCAACTTCGCCAACCAGAACCAAAAGTTTTTGATGAAGGTGCTGGTGATGCACCACAAGGAACAACTCAAACTGGTGATGCACCACATGGAACAACTCAAACTGGTGAAGATAGTAGTAATGCTGTTAGACAAGGTGCTGGAGATGCCGAAGAAAGTGCAGTACGTGGAGCAGAGCAAGGTGCAAATGAAGGTAGTACTTTAACTAACGATTTAACTGGAGCTTTGAGATCAAATGTTATGAATGAAGCAGATGCTGGAGTTGGTAGTATATTAAAAAATGTTGCATCTAAAGCAGTAAGTAAAGTTGGTGGTGCAATTGGAGATTTGGGCGGACTTGCAACAACAGAAGGAGTACTTGATGCACTCGGCCCAGTAGGCGAAGTAGGTGGGGCAATAGTTGGATTAGTAAGTCTCTTTGAAGGTTTATTTCATAAACCACAAGAACCTAAACAAGGTACTGGTGCAGTTCAAACACAAGTTGGAGGTATAGACCCAACAGCATTAGCACAAAAAGTTCCAGTTGTTGGCGAAGTAATTTAATAAACTTTTAAAAAAAGTTTTAACAAAATTTTTTTGTAATAATAAGTTATAAAAATGAGTAACCAGTTAGTTGGAAGTAAAACAATTAGTATTGTCCCACAGAATGGAACTGAATTTGCAGTTAGTAAAGGAACTAAAGTTATTTTTGAGATTGATCCAAGTGTTGGATTAATTAAGGGTCGTGATTCGTCCCTTGTTTTAGATATATTAAATAATTCAAGTGATTATAAAAGATATGGTTTAGATAGTACCGCTGGTTGTGATGGATTAATATCAAGAGTTGATATTTATTCATTACGTACTGGAAAACATTTAGAGACTATGGAGAACTACAATCAGTTTATGTCTTTAGCAAATCAATATTTCTTTGAAGATAAAACTAATATTCAGAATTTACAAGGTTGTGGTAGAAAAGTTTTTGTTCAAGAAAGAAATAGTGGTGCTGATAGTGTTGTAGAACCAAACGTAGCAAATGTTGAAGATGCTATCTTATCTCCAATTGAAAATGCTGGTGGTGCAAATAACGGAAAACCAGTCTATAGATTTAGAAGATTTTTATCTCCTTTAAAGAGTGGTGTTTTAAGATATTGGGACGATGAAAGACTTTGCCCAGTTATGGCATTCCAAGGTTTAAGAATTGAATTAACTTTAGAAGACCCAAAAATATGCATGAGAACATTAAATGGAAAACAAACAGATGGTGCTATAATTGATTTAACAACACTTACTGGTAATGGATTTCTAATTGCCGACAACCAAGCTGGTGTAAATGTTATTTCTCTCAACGCTGTACAAGTAGCAGATAGTGGTTTATCACTCGGAAATGAAATACAAATTAATTATGTAGATAATGCTGGTGCTCCACAAGTACTTAATACAACTATTACTGGATTACAGCAACAAGGTGCTGACATAACAAAAATGCAAATTACAATAGCAGACGCTTTACCAGCTGGTAATAAAACAGTAACTAAATTATTCTTTAGAACAGATACAAGAGCATTAAAGGTTAGACCACAGTTTAGACTTTTAGCAGTTGCACCAACTCAAGAAGTTATAAGTGAAATGAGTAAAGGTATTAACTACTCATTTACAAGTTATGACTATTTTGTAGATACTCTTTTATCAAATGTTAGAAAACATATTACAGAACTAAATAGTGTAGCAACAAAAGCAGTTTGCGTTATGACCACCTTTTCGGAAACAGACCAGTTAGACGGACAAAACTTTTCAAGTTATTTTACTGGTGACAATCCAGATGAATTAAATTTAAATAGTGTTCAGTATTTCTTAAAGGGTAGATTAGCACCAGTAAGATCTTATGACCCAAGATTAAATAGTGAAAAGATTATAGCACTTAATGAATTAAATAAAGCATTAACTACACTTAACTTAGAACCAAAAGATTTAGGTAATACTGATGATGAAAATATTGAAACTTATACAAATTGTTTTGCAGTAGCAAGACAGTTAGCAAGAAGAGGTTACTATTATTCATTAAGAGATGCAGAAGGACAACTTAGATTAGGATTTAGTGCTGTTAGAGCTTCCAACTTTATTACAAATACTTTTATATGGTCTATTAAAATAATTAATGTAGATACAAATGGTGAGATAAATGTTATTTTATAAATGCAATAATCTTTAATTTTTTTAAAACAATTTATTTTTATTTAAAATATTTATTAATAGTATAAAAATGCCGTCTCAACAAGTATATTTTAGTATTCCCCCTATTAATGAAATTGCAACATCTATGAATGGTGATGCCTTAAGTGGTGGTTATTCAGTAGATAAGGGTAACCAGTTTATTAAGTTCCAAATCTCTGCTCAAGATAGATTACTCGATACATCAGATATGTATTTAACATATCAAGTAGTTAATGTTGATAGTACTGGAAAACCTTTAAGAATTCGTGCTGGTACTACACAAGCAACTTATGATGCTGGACAAGGTGCTACAATGGAAAAATTAACCAATTTAAATATATCAAACTGGAGTGGAACACAGAATGCTTTTAAGAAAATTACTATTCAGTCTTTAAAGAGTGCTGTTACAATTCATGAAGATAAGAACTATCCTATGTTAGTTGGTGCAAAGAACGCTCATACATTTTCAAAAGCAGATTACATTAACTCTCCATTAACACGTTACCAAGCGGGTGGTGTCGAAGCTGGTGACCTTAACCGTCATAGTGTTTGTATGAGTAATGCTACAAATGCAAGTGGTGGAGAAACTACTAACATTGCAAACATTAATGACCAGCAATATGGACACTTTGTCTCTCATAAGATAGATACTGGACTTTTAAATAATAGAACACCATTACATTTAGGTAATGAATTTTTAGGAGGACTTTTAGTAAATTTAGAATTAAATAATTCAAATGGATATTTCTATCAAAGATACCAAGATGTAGGTACTGGACAGACAAATGCTTCTATTAGTGGTTCATTCTATATCTTAAAGAACATGAGATTGACTGGTAGATTTTCTGTTCCAACTCCAAGAGATTTACAAGAATATGCACCACAAATGGTTTTACCAGATAGTATAGAATTACAGAATACTATTCAGTCATCAGTTAATAGTAGTAAATATACTCCCCAAGTCGCATCTGTTAAGTCATTTGTTAATTTATTTTTAGACCAATCTCAAGAAAATAATATTAAGGACAATCAATCTAACTTCAGACCACCACTTGGTTTAAGATCTTATCAGCAGAATAAGCAAAATGTTCGTTCGCCACAAGACTTTGTTATTGATGTAGTACCAAATTTACAAGACACAACTTCAGATGCACCAGCAAATGCTATAACTTATAGTGCTGTTAATGTTGTTGATAAAGTAGCAGTTCAAGGAGATGCAGAAGTTCGTGCTAACTTCCAAAGAAGTTTATTGAATGGTAGATTAGCAGATAAGACATCAGCTTCGTTAGCATTATCTAACAGACAGTTAGCAAATGAATATGAAGCAACAAGAGCAAGTGGAGGACAAGCAAATACTGAAGGAGTATTAAAGAATGTAGATGCCGATTGCGTAGGACTTGGTATTGATTATACTAATGGTATGGGTAATAGTTCTAACTTCTTTCAGCGTGATTATGATTTGATAGTAAGAAGTGGAGTAGCAAGTGGTAGTACAAACCTACCAGAGAGTAGAAGATCAGTAGCAGAAACACAAGAAACTTATGTTCGTAACAATTCATCGTTTAATACACAGACTTTACAGTTATCATATGTATAATTTTCTAAATAACTTTTTTATTTATTTATTTTATAATATGTCTTCATATGGTGGAAATATGAAAATGAAAAGTTCAAAACCTAAAAAGAATGTTGGTAGAAAAACTCCTAAGGGAATGCATAGGATGCCAGATGGTAGTTTTATGAAAGGTGAAAGACATGGCGGTAGTAAAGATCGTAATTTTATCCAAAAGATGGATTTGAAAGAAGGAGCATTAAAGAAAATGTTAAAGATAAAAGATGGTGATAAAAAGTTAGGCATAATGGAATTAATTAGAGCTTTGAAGGCAGATAATGGTAGTATGTTTAAGTTTAGAGGTGAAGAACTTAAGATGTCTGCACTAATGAGAAAAAGAATGAATACTGCAATAACTTTAATGAAACTTAGTAAAAAAAAATAATATATTAGTTTATATGAGAAAGTACAGAAAACCAGTTAAAGATGGTAGAGGAATGAGGCGTAGAAGACAACAAATAATGAGAGTTAAAAGAAAACGTTAAACTCGAATGAATGTAGTCACATGTTGTAAAAAAAAATTGATTTTATTTTGTAAATATATTTTATAATATGGATAAACCCAAACGGATTAAATTCAAAGTCAAACCTAAAAAGGAAGAAGAAAAACCTAAACCTAAGAAACGTATTAAGTTTAAAGTAGTTAAGAAAGAAGAAAAGAAAGAAATGGAAGCTCCCAAACCTAAGGCAAAGAAACCTATTAAGTTCAAGGTAGTTAAGAAAGAAGTACCTAAAAAAGAAGAACCTAAAAAACAATTAAAGTTTGAAGATAAATTTTTTAGTAGATTAAGAAGTTTTTTAAATGACTATCAAAGTGTAGATGGTACTGGAATTAAAAAAGTTGATGATTTAGATAGAAAATCAGCAGAGCATAGAAAATTAATGAATTATGCAGAAAAATTTGATAATTTAATGTTAAAGCGATCACAAGCAAAGAAGCGAAGACCATTTACTGAAAGACAACAAAAGAGTATAATGGAAGCAATCCAATATATTAAAGATAAGTTTGGTATTGATGTAAGAAAAGGAAAAACTGGATTAAGAATTGAATAGATTAATTTTTCTTTGGGTAAAAATTCTTATTTAAAAACAATGTAAATAGTCGAATGATTGTAGCAACAAGTTTTAACTGAAAAAGTTTTTTTTTTATAAAATTTAAAACAAATTTAATAACAAATACACACCAAAGTCGGCGGAGCTTTTGCCGAGGTATAAGAAATATGGTGTCAAATATTAATTAATTTTCTATTATTATAAGAA